AGTATGCCATGTACCTGTTGATGTAGAAGGAATATGTACAACTTCTTTCTCTTCTTCCTTTAAAAGAAGTAAAGCCTCTTCAAGTGTAATATAGTTTTCTTTAACTAGTCTAGATAAGATCTTTACCTTTTCTGTGTGGAGCTCATTGTTTTCCATATTATTTCATATTTTTAAAGGGATTACGAGGGGCTCTTGACATACCTCCATTACCTTTAGAACCACCAATATGTCTAAAGGGGCTCCAATTTAATTTACTAAATTTCTGGGAGTTATCCAAGTTTTCTTTTGTAACTTCTACACGTTTAGACAGTCCTCTATTACTCTGTTGTACCTTAGCAAACGCTATAAGGGCACAAAATGCTACTAAACGGTCAACGTTTAAACCATCTCTATAAGCTTGCATTTCTCGTAAAAGCATGATATCAGGTATACGTTCTACACCATAAACAGTTTTTACTATGTCACCGTTCTCTTTTGTTTCATGATCAAGCTCTTCTTTTAGAAACTCAATACCATAAGACAGTACGTTTCCTTTAAATAATGTACCTACGTTTTTCCATCCATACTCTTGGAATACGTTACGGTTGGCACCAATATCTTTTAAGAACAAGATCATATCTTTTGGTACAAGATATCTTTGCTTTCTTTTAGAAATCATATACTGAATGAATAAAGCTACGTTATTTTCCACAACTGTCCAAGCATTATACCACTCTATAAGAAGCTCTAATCTTTCATGGGTTTTGTTAAGATCATCAAAACGTCCACACCATGATGCTACAATCATGTCACGCTCTATTTCGTTCTTTACCATTCCGTTACCATCATCCTTGATTACCTCCACTGGATTCTTATATACGTATATAGAACATAGTGAATCAGATGTTGTAGTCTTACCCTCACTAACAGGGTCCACAGAAGCATAGTACATCCCAAATGGAGGATCTTTATGAGGTCTTTCATAAATGCATATTACACCTTCTTTGTCTTCAGTCTTTTTAGACACTGGGAATTCCATAATTGGAATCTTCCTAGATGGTTTGTCTATAATTTTTCCCTCAGCATTACGAGAAAGCTCTAAGTATTCTACAGAATATTCTTTATCTTGAATACGTTGCATTTGTTTAGCTACTAAGTGTGGTGGGAATACACTCACCTTACGTGTAGCAAAAGCTTCTTCAATACAACGTGGTTGCTGTGAGACTGTTAACTGATAAGCTGCCGGATCTAAGTCCTTCTTCATCTTATCAAATTCTTTCTCTAGAGCCTCTAAAGCTTCCTCAACCTTAGAGTTACCCCACTGATCAATATACGGAGGCATAGACCACTGTTCTGGGATAAATAGACCAGTGATTCCTATTGTTCCATCTTTATCTACAAGATTAGACTCTACACCATAGAATCCATTTTCTTCTGGATGCATGATGTATTCTTTCATAGGCTCACACTGATCCAAGTCACCGACAGATCCTGCTGCTATAAACTGACCAGTAATCATGTGACCAGACTTTAATGCTGGCTTCATGAAACCATAGGTGTCATCCATCTTGGGGGCAATGCCGGCCTCTTCATGAAAGAAGTATGTTACGGGTCCACCGACACCATGTGTAGGGTCTTTCTCAAAAGAGTATAGGTTGATCGTGGATTTCAAACCTCTATAAGTATCACGACCACCTATCCTCACTTTAATCTGTTGCTGCCATGCCCCAACTTTGTCAGGCTCAGCTGGACGATACCAGGCTGTGTGTTCATTTAAGAAGTTCTTATATTCATTAAGAAACTTCCATGAGCCTTTCTCGTTTATATAATCCTTTAGAGAAGCACCAATCTTTAATACAGCTCCTTCTTCAAACCAATACTGGTTAATTAATTTAGCCATATGGAAATAAGAGGACGCTATCTGACGCTTCTTTAGAATGATTGCATGCTTCCAATGTAATTCAGCAAGATGTTCATATAATGCCATGTGATATTGGGCATCTCTCACTTTAGCAAAGTCAAACCTCTTTTCTTCTTTATCATAAATAGGTAAAAAGTTTAACCACATGTAGTAATCCCTACTAACATACCAAGCTTTGCCAGCATCTTTTATAATTACTCCATTACGACATTTTGTTTTCTGATCATTCCAGTAAGCAATAAAGTCTTTAGTCTTTATAGGTGCTGCACAATAGTATCCTTGTTTCTGAAACTTACGACCTTCTTCATTAAAGATCTTACTAGTCTCGTTAAACTCGTACTTACCGGGTTCTTTAAAAATAGATAACAAGAAATCTCTAAACTCTTCCCTTGTATAGAAGGTAGTTACATCCCATGTTCCATTTTCATATGTAGGTATTTCTTTAAACATTACTTCTTAGTATCACTACTAGTTCTTTTATGGATTTGATCAATATCTCCTTTATCTCTATGTAATAAATATAAGAGTGTATTAATGTCTTTACTACGTAGTATACCTTTTATTTCATAATTACTCCAATAAGCATTGTATAAACTTCTTGGAATAGCATTCCATAACTCAGTATATGGATTAAAATGAAATGTCCAATCATGCATAAATTCATCTTTTACATCTGATACAGCTGCAAATTCTTTGATGTTTTCATAATCTGTGTAAACTTCCTGTTTCATAGTTTTAATATTTAATATTTTAGGAAAGCAGAAGATGGGTGCGTGGACATCTGCTTTTACAACTGGCATTTCTAACCGATCACGTACGGCCCTTTCTACAGTTAAAAGTACGCCATTCCAGTCAACCTTGTGCTGTAGAGGGTGGACTCGAACCACCAAAGTGAGATTCAATTGATAACACAACGCTTGCAAGCTGGTGGTCTACCCCATATTATCAATCTATTTCTATATCACCGCCCACGAGACAGGTGGGTACGTTTGCCGTGGCCATACTGAGACAGCCATTTTTCGTCACTCTACAATTTGTCTATTTATTATACTCGTAGTTTAGTATCTGTCCTACTAAATCACTACGATGATTTTCTTTTAGTTTAATCCATTTGATGCCATCTATCTTTTTAGATAGTTCAATAGCATATGTAAGTCCAGTGGTAGCATCTTTGGTATCTTGCTGCTCATTATCACCGTTTACAATAATCTTACCTGTTTTACCAAGTCTAGTTAGAATAGCAAGCATCTCAGCCTTACTTAAGTTTTGTGCTTCCTCTACAACAAGGATGTCATCAATAGTTTTACCACGAATAAACTGTACTGGATAAGCTACAATCTTCTCGTCTTTTACCATGCTTTGAATCTTCACCTTATCAGCACACTTAACCAAGTTTTCTTGGAATGCTTCTAAATAAGGATTAAACTTGTCTTCTAAACTACCCGGTAAATATCCTAATGAGTTACCCACTTCTATAGTAGCACGTGTAATGTAGATGTGATCACATTGTTTCTTATTTAAGAAATCTAGTGCACTTAATGCACATACTAATGATTTACCAGATCCAGCTCTACCTGTTACTATTACAATTTGATTTTCTATAATCAAACGTCTAGCTTCTTTCTGTTCATCATTAAGTGTAACGTGGTACTTAATTTCTTGTTTGCGTTCTCTGTTTGGTTCTTTCATAGTTTTTTTATTGATCATATGCAAGGTTTTGTCCTCCTCTAACTTGTGATTGTTGTTCTTCCATTAAGTCTCTATACACACCTTTAAAGCTTTGTCTAACAGAGTCAAATCTTTCTGCAATTCTAAGAATAGCTGTAGCAGATCCATCTCTACCAGATGTCACTTTTTCTGTAGCCATAAACCCTGCCATGTTATCTAAAGCAATCTTTATACCCTGGTATGCTCTATATGTAGGAGTTTCATACATCTTCTTACACATTCTTAATGCATTCACTATAACATCATCTTCTGTAGAAAAATCTCCATCTACCTCAGCAATGATTATTTCTTCTTTGTCCGTTTCTGGTACATCAAAGAAAGGGTTTAAGTCTGGGTTAGGACAAGTCATATAGAATAAATACGTGTACACCTTTGCAGATTCATCACGGTATTCAT